TCTCCGACTCAGCTGCCGCGCGCCTCTCCGCCGAGATGTAATGCTGTGCCAGCAACGCCCCGCGCTGCGACATTGCTGCGCGCCTGTCCCACCAGCACCAACGCGGCCTGCAAACTGGCGGCTTGTGCCGTGCTGCCCCCAAGCTCCGGCCCACCAGTGCCAGCGTGCCCGTGGTGATAGCGATACGGGGCGCAACCACCCCGGCGCTGGCCAGCGGGGCTGCCGCAAGAGGCGCAAAGCCGGGCATGGGCGGTTAGACCTCGTCAGGATAGGGAAAGCGGGCGCGGATTTCGCGGCGCTTGGCCAGCCACGTTTCTTCCAAGCCCTCACCAGCCTGCCATTTGAAGAACAAGGGATCGGCTTCGGCGCTATAGGCTGATTGCCGCAACGCCTGCGTCTGGTCCAGCAGCTGCTCCATGGTCGGCTCTGGCGGTGGGCGGCGGGCTTGGTCATCCGCCGCTTGCCAGAGCGCCAAGACCCGCTCTGCCCACTCAGGCAAGACGGTGATCGTCTGCTGCGTCAGATCGGTATATTCAATAATCCCCGACGTGTCTTGCCATTGCAGCGCATGGACATTTGCAGGAATGCCTGTGCCCGAGAGATCAAGGTTCAGATAGCTGACCCCGTCGTTCACGGCGGCTTTATCCACCGGTATAATCGTCAACCTCATTTCGATACCCTCTTTTGCTTTTGTGCCGCGTCAGACCCAAGCTGCGGGCGGATCGGTTTGCGGCGACCACCTCGTTGCGGAAACTCTCAACCGCCGCTGCCGTCTGGCGTTGCTGCTGGGCAGTTTCGATCATCAGGATGGGTTGCCAGGCAATCGCACAGCCCCCATTCGTCGATCTCTTGCCCTGTATTGGGGTTCAACCCGCGCAGCTGGATGAACCACGCGCATGCGAGCTGCTTGCAGGGTTTGAACTTGTGCAGCGGGCATCCCCGGTCTTTTGCATCTAACTTCATGCTCAGGCCTTGGTCGCGATGATGATGTCAACGTACTGGACCTGCATATCGAGGCCGTGCGCATGCGCGGCACCGGTAAAGCCATGCGCGTGGGCCCAGTTATTGCCAGCACCTGTAACCATATCTCCCCGATTTCTATTTTCAGTGACGCCATGGGCGCTTGGGGCCGCGATGGGAGATCCAAAATACGAACCCCCAAATCCGCCACTCGATGTGGGGCGGGCCCCATGAAAGAGGTTGTGGCCATGAGACGGCATTTCGTTGAATGTCAGTGTGTGTGCGGCGACCGTCCCGCCCGCAGCGGTGCTTGCTGTTGTGCGACTGCCGAAGGCTGTCGTGAAGGCCAGCGATCCGCCGGACCCCGCCGTGCCACTGACCACGCGCAAGGCTTTGTTGTTGTGCGTCGTGTCTTTGGTCCATCCTGTGGGTGCTGCACTTTGTGCAAACAGCATGCGCGTCCCTGCGGGTATCGCGCTCGCGGCGAATGCTCCGGAGACATCCGCGACGCCAAGCGTGACCGCACCTGTGCGCCCGGCGACCGATGTGACGGAATTGACCTGCGCGCCTGCGGCGATGCCGTCGAGCTTGCTCTTGTCGCCCGTTGCCATCAGTCCGGCATTTGAGGCCGTCGCCACAGGAACTGTCACGTTTGATCCGGTGGACGAAGTGATCGCGCGCGCATTGCCCGTTCCGGTGATGCCGAGGTTTGTCCCGACATTCACCTGCGCGCCGGCGGCGATGCCGTCGAGCTTGGTTTTGTCAGCCGTACCGTTCCACCAGCTTAGGATAGCTTGGCGGATGCGCTGCGCGCTCCAGGCGCGGCGCGTGGTGGCAGTGCCTGCTTCGGCCTCGGCTTGTGTGACGGTGCTGGCGGTCCATTCGCGTGCATCCGCAAATCGTGGATCACCCGCATCAGCCTTGCCTGCGAGATCAGCGGCGGTCAGTACTAGCGAGACAATTGCGGTGCCGTTCAGGCTGATGGGACTACCGCCAGCGCTGCTCTCCGACACATTGCGGGTGAGGGCTGTTCCGGAGCTCGCATAAGTCCCGGTCCCAATCTCCCAGGCGCTGCCTTCTTCGATGACATAGCGGACCACGTCACCGTTGGCGACCCCAGCAGCCACAAACGATTGAAACCCGTCAACCGCAACGCCGAGGGTCAGTGTGCCGGTGCCAATGCTGACCGTCGTCATCCGGGCGCGATTGACGAGCTTGACCATGGCTTATGCCCCGCCTGCGGTCAGGGTAAAGGTGGTCACGGTCACAGACTGGTTCTGGGCGATATTTGTGTTGTCGAGCTCCATATCGCCGCCGCCACCAGTGATGGTGATCGTGCCTTGCACATGGGTGATGGTGCCTGCGGTGTTCTTGATGCGGAAATGGCCCGCGTTTGTCCCGCCGCCCGCAGCGGCGGCGCCGGTACCGGTCCACACGCCTTTGATAGTTTTGACACCCGTTGCCGCATTCTCGAGCCAGTCGGAGGGCAGGGCAATCTCGACCAGCAGATTGCCAGCATCGGTCGCAGCAGTATTGGCGGGCAGCGTGCCCGAGCGCAGCTGCAGCTTTGGGCTCGTGCCAATGGCCGTCTCGATGGCATCGAGCGCTGCATTGCGCGCGGCGGGGGAGAATTGGAAAGACATGGATAGGCTCCTTTGAACGAAAAAAGCCCGCCAGAGGCGGGCCGGTGGGGTGGATAGGATTGAGGCCCAGAAACCCCTGCGGGTTAGCTGGCCTGCTCTGCCAGCTTGGCCGCCATCGCCGTATTGGCGCGTGCGACAAGATCGTGGTCGATCACCGCTTGGCGCGACCAATCTGTAAAGGCCTCGAGAGGTCCGGCGCTTAGCGCTGCGGCCTGTGCCTCGCCGCAGAGTGCGTCAACCTGCTCGGTCACGGTCTGGCCCTCATGGGCGAGTGTGATGCCAACGGTGAAGCCAACATGAATACCGTCTGCGAAGACAGGCGTGTTGGCAAAAGGCATGGATAAATACTCCGGCGTATCAGCCATGATAAACCTCCTCTATTGCGGCGATCAGTTGCGTGTCATTCATGCGGGCACCGCCCTCTACGTTGATCTCGATGGTATCGCGCACGCGGGTGAAGCCGGCACGCTGTTCGTGGATCTCGGCGCGGATAGTGGCGGTATCGCCGACCATGTCGCGCGAGGTGGAGATGATCTTGATGATCATGTGGTGAACTTCCCTGCGTAGACCTCAAAGGTGATGGTCCAGTCCGAGCGCGTATCATCCAGCGGTGCAAAGCTGCTGACGAAACCGAAGCAGGAACTGGCATAATGCGACCGGGCCGATGTGTATTGCCGGTTGGAATGTTTGAACTCCGCCCGCACGGCATCGCCCTCCAGCACCACGCTGAGGATGCGGCTGAGCCAGGGCTCGCCGTTGGGCTGGAATGCTGTCTCGAGGATCGTGCTGCCATTGGCGCAGATGGTCTCGCCTGCGGGGATCGCGCTGATGAACGTGCCGTAATCCTGCTGGCTGCCGGCGCGGGTGCGGCTGGCGGTGATCAGCACCAATAGAAAGTTGGGGTTGGTACCTGCGGGCAGCGTGCCCAGCGTGTAAGTCTGGCTGTGTTCGCGCGCCTCGACGCGGGCGCTCTCATAGGTCTCGTAGCCTTCGACATCGACCCATTCAAAACCGCAGACTTGTTCAAAACCACATTGCTGCTCAAACCCGCAGGTTGTGACATAGCCGCAATCGTTTCGCCCCGTGCTGAAATTGTAGGTGCATTTGTAGTCTTGCCGGCAGACATAGACCGAGCGGCAGACATACTCGGATCTGCAGATATAGCGGCTCTCGCGGCAGCCGGACGAAAAGGCTGAAGTGTAGCCAAAGCTTCTAACAACGCGGGACGTGCCACTGGCGGCAAAGCTGTGACCGAGCGTGGCGGTGATCACCTGCGCGATATGGGGCATTGGCGTGCCGGTATCAAAGACCACAGCGCCATTGGTATCGCGCACGCGGATGACATTGTTTGCGGCTTCAAAGCTGGTACTCACATCCGCACCCCGGTGCCGGGCACGCCTGCAAAGCTGCCGGTGTAGGTCTCACTTTGCAGCGGCACTGCGCCACCGGGCAGCACCACCTTGATGCCGCCGCTTTGCACATCGGCGGTACGCCCGGCGGTCACGAAGAGGTCGGGTGCATCGTTGGCGCGGCGCAGATAGCGATAGCTGGTCGAGAGCTTGCCAAAGCCTGCGCTGAACTCTCCCGGTGCAATCCGGATGCTGGTATTGCCGGAGCCTGCAAACAGCGTCTGGAACAGAAAGATACGGTAAGTGCGCGCAACGGCGGGCAGGCTGTCATCAAAGGTCAGCCAGTTCTCATAGAGGCGGATCTGGCTGGCGGTCACGATTATGCTGACCGCGCGCACGGATTGGCCGAGTTTGTGGACCACGGTGCCAGCAGGCATCTGTGCACCACCATAAAAGGCCACAGCTGGCCGGATGGCACCAAGGCTGTTGGTGCCCAGCACATAGCTCTGCGCGCCCTGTTGCGCGCGGTAGGTGGTCCCGCCCCATTTTGAGCTGGAGGAGGAGCGCACCCGTTCGGGATGGGTGACGGTGGCCTCGAGCACTTGGGTGTTTCCGAGGTAGCTGAGGTCCGAGTGAAAATGCAGATCGCCCAGTTGCGCAGCCGTTGGGTTCGCATAGATCGCAGGGTCAGCATCGCCTTTGTAGATGAACGCCTTGCCTGACGCGCCATCGACGTGAAGTGTGCGGGCCATGTGATTACCCTTTCCAGCGCATAAAGGCGGCTATGCGCGCGCGCCAGACCGCATCCAGCGTGACCGCGCAGGACAGCCTGTTGGCGAAATGATGCAGGAAGCGGCCATCACCGAGATAAACGCCGGCGTGATTGGCCGCCCCGGGTGTGTGGTCATCGTCTTGGGTCATGGCAAAGAGAATGCCGTCACCGGGTTGGGGGATCACGACCCGTTCCCAACGGTCCATCTCGGGATTGGTCACAAAGGCTCCGTCGGTCAGCAGCTGGTTGGCCAGTCGCGCAGGGCTGTCGGTGAGCGGCTCCATCGCGATGCCACGCTCGCGCGCCATCCAGTCGCGTACCAGGCTGTAGCAATCAAAGCGGCCGAGCTGATAGGGGCGGCCCTCGTAAGGTGCGCCATCTGTCTCCCAAGCCGCAGGCAGCAGGAGTTGGTGGCGGCCAGACGGCCATTCCAGTTCCACCAGTGGGACGGTCAGCGCGGCACAGCGCACATCCAATGCCGTGCCTGTCTGCGGTGTTAGATGAGCAACCTTGGCAATATCAGCGAACAGCTGTGCGGGCTTTTTGCTGGCGAGTGTCATGCGGCCGCGATCGTTGGCGAGCCAAAACCCGCGCGCAGGATCCTCCACCCAGGCCTCGCTGGCAGCAATCAAAGGGCCGAGGTTGGTCAGTTGCAGAGCTATCATGGGCGTATCAGTCAGAGGCTTATCATTCATGAGTCATACCGTGATCGTGATGGTTTTGGCATTGAGGTCGATCCTGAACTTGCCATCGGCACTGCGGATAACGCCGGCGGTGGCGGTGCCGATGTCGGAGGTGATGGCGGAAAGCTGGGTGACGCTGATCTTCCCGGCATCGATGGCACCTGCCGCAATCAAGCCTGCGGTGACAGCGCCAGCTGCGATCTTCTGGGTCGAGATTGCACCTGCCTGAATGGCATCAGCGGTCACGGCCCCGGCGGCAAGCTTGCCGGTTGTCACGGAACCGGCGGCCAGTTTGACAGCGGTGATGGCTCCTGCCGCAACCTTGCCTGCCTCGATGGCGCCTGTCGCAATCTTTGCTCCCGAGATCGCCCCGTTGGCGATCTGGGCCTCAATCAGCGCGCCCGTGATCTTGGCCGCAGCGATGGCCTCGATTTGTAAGTTGTTGAGCTGGCCTTCGATCTCACTGGCCGCAAGGCCTGAACGCCAAACGCTTCCGGTCCATCGGTAAAGCTTGGTGTCAGTCGTCAGATACACCGTCCGACCGGCAAAGTTGCCGGTGGATGGCAGTGCTCCGAGGATTTCCACAGAAGCGAGGTTGGCGTCTGCCAGTAGACCTTTGATCCCGCCGCGCAGATCAGCACCGTTGAGATAGATCCCCGGCGTGGTGACAGAGAGCCAGCTGGACCATGCGGTGGGCCGGTCGAGGATGTAGCGACCGCGCACCTCGTATTCCGTTTCCGGCAGCAGGCTATCAGAGATCAAAACGTATCCAGCCGCACGGTCCGCCAAGCCGCTGGAGACGATCTGCGCGGTGGCTTTGATCCTGATCTCATAGCGCACGAAGAGCGCGTCGACCGCGGCGGTGCCGATCCACGCAAGCGAGATGGCAGGCCGACGGTCCAGCCCCAGCGCATCCTTGAGTGTGCTTGCTGACACGGACCAGCCCTCAATTACCTGTGGCGGCCGCGGCGATAACCCGGTGACGGACACAACGGCGGGTAGATCTTGCGCTGAGGTCCAGCCATAATCGCTGGGGTCGCGCTCGCGCAGAACCAAGTCTTGATTGATGGTGCCAGGCTGATCGATGATCTCGACCACCTCGAATATCTTGTTGGTGTAGCCGTTGCGGACACTCGTCCAGGCGATGGTATCGAGGGGCTCAAGCAGGAATGCCCGAGGCGGTAGCACAAGCCGGTGCGTGCGGAAGCGGCGCGCGTCCTTGATATAGGCGCTCATCAGCTGTGCGACTTGGGATTGGATTGAACAGGCGGGAAAGTTTATGCTTGTGGGCAGGCGGCGGCCGGCATCCTCGGCCTCCCAAGCCGCGTTTAGGATTTGTGGCGCTTCGCGCGAGGTCCACAGGCTGGCGGGCTCAGGATATTCTGACGAGATCGCATTGGCGCTGGCGGCCAGCCCTGGAAACGGGTCCAGCTCTTGGGGCTGAGATATTACAATGTCGTCGTCAGTAATAAACTGCACAGGGGCCGTGGGCGCGCCCACGCGCATCCGAAACACACCGCCCATTTCACTGACTTGACCAAGGCAGGTCTTGGCTAACTCGTCGATGACTTCGGCCGGGGCCATGTTGACCATGACCTCGAGCCCGGCTGTAAAGCTGGGACGATCACCAATGGGTGCATCACAGGCGTTCATCGCGGCAAACCAGTTATCACGCGGCAGATCATCAGCGGGCACGTCGCCGCCCCAGATCTCGCCAGTGGGCAGGCGAATGCCGCGCAGGATGTTGTAGATCATCACTGCCGGATTGGCGGAGCGTCGCCCATGTCGCGGGGTTGGACCAGCGCTGCGCGCCGCTGCCCCCGGCGCTGCTGTCATAACGCGGATCGTAAAGCGGGATGCCGTCGACCTCAAAGCGGACCTGTGGCAGGTTGTTGAACACCTCGCGGTTGTAGCGCGCGGTCAGGATCGCATAGGCGGTGCCGCGACCGACAAAGCTCGAGGACCAAGGCCGGTCGGGGTAGCTTGAATAACGCGCAACCAACATGGGATCGGCTGCAGTCTGGCTGCCATCGTAGAACTTGATCCAGGCATGGTCCTTGCCGCCGACACGCTGACCCAAAAGCGGGAAGCCATAGTCGCCATGTGCGCTGCCACCCAGATTGGAATAGCCGTCGTTCAGAATGACACGGTTGAGGCCGATGCCCGGCAGATCACTGAGCTCGATCACAAAAGTCAGATACCCGTTCGGGGTATCGCCATCGTTGTGGCTCATCGGCGGGCAGACATGGTGTCCTGCTGTGGCTGTGCGCCCGAGTATAAATGCCTGTGGCTCGGTGCCCCCGGTGGTGGTGACGGCCGTCTGGATACCGCTTTGCTTGATCGTGGGCTTGGGCGTCAGCGCGCGTGCAATCAGCGAAATGCCGGCCGAGATGGCGGTATTTACAATTATCGATGCGATGAACGAACTTGCCGCAAAGGCCTGAACCGCAACAAATGCGCCCTGAACTGCGGCAAAGACGGCAGCACCGACTGGTGGCATCAGCGTATCTCCAGTTGGAATGCACGACGCATCTGGCCGCGCGGGACAAGCCCGAGGCCCTCAGGGCGCAGGCAATAGATCATCTCGCCCGCGACGATCCCGAAGGCTTGATTGTCCAGGACGGCGATGTCGCCGACCTGCGCGAAGGCGGGTGCGACCTCGGGCAGATGGGCGGCAGCGAATTCCACATGGTCTGTGAAACCTGCGTCCTCCAGCAGCTGCTGGCCGCGTCGCAGACTGCGGTATTGGCTGCGCCACCCGCGGGCGAGATCCTGTCCGGTGGCAAGCTTCACCCAGCCGGCTGCGAACAGCGCGCAATCATGGCGGCCCGGACGAAACGGGCGCTGGCCGGCATCAGCAGCATAGGCAATGAGCAGCGACAGCCGGTCCATCAGGCGCGCTCCCGCTTCTCGCCCCACCAGACGCCGACCTCGCCTGCAATATCGGCATAATCTCGGAACCGGTCACCGGCATTGCGGCGGCGCATCTCGGTGTCAGACCGTGTCAGCGTCAGGGCGCGTGTGAGGCCGCGCGCGGCGCTGGCCAATGTGACCGTCGCCTCGCTGGTGCCGCCCACTTCACCCGTTCTGATCTTGACCTCGTCCACCCAGCCGCGGAACACGCGGATGGGCTCAGCGATAAGCTGGCCAGTTT